AATTGTCCTAATTCTTTTTGAGCTTCAATCTCATCAAAAATAATATTTAATTTTTCATCATCATCTACTACTGCTCTTGCAATCTCTTTATCAATTTCTTTTTGTAATGTAGGAGATTCAATATTAATTGCTTTCGCTTGTTGGAAATAAGCAAGATCAGTTGCATAATCTCTAATATTAAACGTATCAGGATAATTTATCTCGCCATCAAATTGAGCATTTTGAAATAAAGCATATAGTCTAAATAATTGTTCTTCTGCTATTTCTAAATTATCTGCTTTTTCAGATAGTCTAGCATTTAATAATTCAAATTCTGTTTGTAATGCTATTCCTGAATTTATTTGACTTCTTGTTGTTCTTATTGCTCCTGTATGAGCTAATCTATTAATAGATTCTGTTTTAGAATTTATAGAATCCATAATCGCTTGAAGATTCTGTCCTGATGGTTGTAATAAATAAGGTTTAAGATTTGGCTCCATCTCATCAGGCATTTCTATAATAGCACCAGCTCCAGCACTTGCATTTACACTTGGAGTCTTAACTAATGATGGGTGATTTGTTAATCTAATTAATTGTTCTATTTCTGAAAATTCATTATAGATTGATTTCTGTAAGTCAGCTATATCAGTAAGGTCTGATTGACCAATTCCTCTTTTGTGACTTTTGGAATTGTATAAAATAACTGCTGGTATTTTGCCAATCAGATTATCGGCAGTATCTATTAAAGTTGGCTCTGTTCTATCATCTTTCATATAGACTGTATCAACTTTGTCAGGATACCAAAGCCTCATATAAGTTCCACCATTTCTATCTACTTCTTCTCTAATTTTTAAATAATCTAAATAATACTTTCCATTAATTTCTCTTTTAAAATTCCAATCTAAAACATTTTCAGGAGTAATAATTGATAAGTAAGGTCTTATGTCTTGTTCTAATTCTTCTGCTTTTGTATTTGTCGTAACTTTAGGTTTATCTAAAATCATAAAACAATGTCCATAAATAGAAGAATAATTTTGTGCTTGTTTGATTACATTATTAAAACTATTTCCATCTAAGTCAGCATCTTTTAAGAATGATTCTAAACTAGACTCATCTGCCATTGATCCAAAATTTCTACTTGCTTTAACTCTAAATAAAAATGATGAATAAATCTGAATAATATTTTTACAATGATTATCACAAGGAGTGTTTGCTAATCTTTGATTAAATTCATTATCTAATTCTAAATTATATCTGTTAAGATATTGACCGACCATATAATCATAACCACCATTATACGATCTTATATAATACTCCCATAAGTTTACATTTTCTTTGTAATCTTTATGAGTTTCTAATGCTTCATCTCTACCGTAAGCCATATTATTTATGTGTCCATCTTGATGGTTTAAAAGGTTTTGATTGAGCGATAAGTGGTTTAACTATTTCTACTAAATATCCAATACTATCGTTCATATGGTCAAAGCCTTCTTCCTTATCAGGAATATTTGTATTTTCCTTGTATATCTGTCTTTGTAAACCATTGATGATTGTTTTGCAAGATGGATTAACAAAGATGTGCCTCTTTCCGTTTGCATTCTTTAATCTTGAATTTACTGCATTGATCCTATCTCTTACAGGAGAATGTTTTAATTTACATTTAACATTAAATCCAGCATTTTGTAGAATAGTTAAATCAGTTCTTCCACCAGCAGATGTTTTTCTTTGCCTACATGCTGGATCAGGATATAAAAATATTTTCATTTTTGATCCATATCTATTTCTTATTTCTTCAACCATTTCATCAGTATTACTTGAATAAATTACTATCTCATCAACAAAATGTATTATATCTCCATCTATTTGTGATACTGAAGCTGACATAGGATCAACGTTAAAATCTAATCCGATATGTAAAGGTTTCGTCCAATCTAATTGTTTATGATTAACATTTTCAACAGGGTGAAAATTATAATAAACACTTCCAGCATAATTCTCAAAAGTACCCTCAAATTCTTGTCTAAATGTTCTAATATCTACATCTTGTTTAGCTTGATCTATTTCATCTTGTGAAACCATTCCACCTTGTAAGGTTGTAAATTGGAAACTTTTCCATTCTTTATCTTCTCCCTGACCTTTAAGATACATACGATAAGACCAATTACCATAACCTTTAGGGGATCCACACATTAAAACATCTCCGACAGTATCAGCAACAGATGCTCTTAATACTTCTGTCCATGCCTTTTCATCAATATCAGCAAACTCATCTAATATTAAAAAGTCTATTCCTACCCCTCTTAATGAATCATAATTATCACAACCTTTTAATGATATTTTTGATCCTGTCTTTTTGATTGTTATTTGTAGATTTGTTTCATTTATTTCTTCTATCCAATTAAATGAATGTAAAATTTCTTTTAATTTAGACCATACAATTTCTCTAGCCATTTTAAATGTAGGTGCTACATACCATATAGTTTGATTTACCTTTGATGCATATTTCATCATCTCTGTAATACATAAAAAGGTTTTACCGAATCTTCTGCCTGATATTAAAACTCTAAATCTATTATCTGATGTGCTTACTTGATATTGTGGTTTTGTTAAATTGATTTTCATTGCAACCAAATTTTATATAGATATTAAATTTATTAACATCTTCCTGTCCAAGTTCAACAATTTTATCATATGATTTTGTATAACCAGCAAGCATGCAACTATATCCATCTGTATAAGTTTCTTTGAAAGTATGAGGTGGCATACAAGTAGTCTTTCCCTCAACAAAAGCACACATTATCATTGTTAAAAAAAATTCCATTTACTTCTTCTTTCTGTAATATTTTCTGTGAGTTTGTACTCTCCAAGACCAATGGAATATTGTTCTCGCAATCTTGCCAATCTTTTCTACACACCAATCTATCATTTTTAAAACTCATAATTATGGATATAATAACATATCCTTTGCTTCCTTTTCTAAATCTTCAATTTGTTTAGCTAACTTTTTATTATCTTCTTTAACTTCTTTTATTTTAGTTTGATTGCTAGTTAATTCAATCTCTTTTAAATTTATTATTGCTTTTAATGTATCTACTTCTTTTTCTAATATTTTAATTTTAACTTCTAAATCGTTTTCGCCTTTATCTCTTACTTCGTTTTCAAATGTTTTATCTTCTGCTAATACTCTTACAACATCTACTTTGTTCATTTTAATATAAGTTTTTTAATTGATTTACTTCCATCAATGTTATTTTCTAGTTCTGCTTGACTTCGAATACATTGATATTTGATTTTGCTATTAGGTTTTAAATCTCTTTTAGCAATTCGAGAACCTTTTAAACATTCTGACATTGATGTTTGGATTCTTGCCTCTTTTATCTCTCCATTGATTATCATTAATAAAGCTACAACAGTCTCAATCATTAGTGAGAACTCCCATTAGTATATTTCATTTCTCTATTAGAATCTTTTAATTCTTCAATATCATTTAATGCTTTTTCTAATTGTTTCTCAATATGTGTAAGCATTACTTGATTGTGTATATTTTTATCTAATAACTCTTGATGCTTTTCAATAGTTTCATATAAATCCTCGAGTAACAGAAACTGTTCTTTGTCCACGGTCGTTTGTTCTGATGCTTTTAATAAATCAGCATTCATTAATTCCCTTGATGTTTCTAGTGAAGTTAATCTTGCTGTAATTTCTGTATATGCAAAAATTCCCATCGCTACACCTATAATTATCCCCACCATATTTTTAATTGGCATTGCAACAGATGTGTTTTCGTTTATTTTCATCGCCAACTCCT